AAATTTTTACATCACAAACAACAAACATCGGCGATCCTGGCAATGGTGCGTTTTTAAGTTCGATGTTTCTTGTCCCTTTCTTTTTTGCAACATATCCATTTCCTGATTTTTCTACTTTATAGCCCTTATTAATTAGCTTATCTTTTGATTGCTTAAGCGGATCCGCTCCACTGATGTTCTCTTTTCCTTTTTCTGCACTGTCTTCAATTGTGGCTTTGTTCTCTTTTTCGCCTTTTTCGCCTTTTTTGCTCTTTTCATCTGACACCTTTTTCACTGGTACTTCTTCATCAGTATTTTCGCGATTTTTTTCTGATTCTTCTGAAAAATAAGCTAATGAATTATATTTTTCCTGTAGTTTTGTAATTTCTTCAGCATAATCCGCCCATAAATCGTTAATCTCTTCTTTTACATTTACAAGTGCTTGCATCAACTTCTTGTTATCATCTTTTAACCGGTTTATTTCCATGCCATTGTCATAATTGTCTTTTTTCGATTCTAAGAGGTTTTCATCTCTTTGTTTTTCCAGCATTTCAATTATTTCGCTCTGATCATCACAGTCCATGAGCTGATCCGCCAAATCGCTAATCAGTGAGCCAGCACAATAATCCAACATTTCATACTGTTCCTGCCATAAATCACTTTCAAACTTCCAGCTTTCAGATCCACTTTCCAATCGTTTTGCCTTTTCGGCCATTTTTCTGTATTGATCAATCTGTTCAATATAGCTTCTTGTTTGCCATTCTTGATCACTTTTTAAGCTTTTAATCTCATTCTCCAGTAGTTCAATGTATAAATCTTTGTTCAACTGCCATTCCTCCACTTCATATAGTCCTCTTCTGTTATGTAAATCTCCCCGTCATCCGTCCGGATCAGAACTTGTAATGTATTATTCTTGATAAAAGGCATCAGATGGCTTTCCAATAATCCTTCACGTTCTAAAATTTCGTCAAGCTTGATCGGTTTCATTTAAATATGTGTACTCCCATTTCAAATTAATGCCTTGCCCCGGTATTCTACCAGCAGACTGTCAATCTCCTTGTTTGTAAAAACCATTCTTGATCCAACCTTGACACCCAGTTTTTTTTCAGCACAGATTTTCTTCAAATTATCTCTGGAAACACCGGGCAGATACTCAAGCACTTCCTGAAAAGACATCTGCCTGGTTGGCTCTGGATTTAATTTCTTTTCCAGCATCGGCAACAATGCTTCTAAAACGGCTCCCGCCAATTTATTAATATCTTCATCTGTCATCTTAAAATCTACAGTCATCGTTCTTTTCCTCCTTTGCAATTTTCAGGCTTTTTAAACTTTAATTCTTTTTCCACTTCCAACAGCTCCAGTCGCTGATCCAGCGCTTTACAATGATTACCAATACGGTATTTACAGTTTGTACAGTTAATCCCATTCATTTTCTTCACCTTCTTTTACCTCTTCTGAGAATATGCAACCCTTGCACTGCCCATCACAACACAAGCTTGTGCGATCCTCTTCATTCATATCACTGCACCACATGTTTTTCATAAGACACCAAAGCATCATTATCACCTCACGTTTTTTGTCGGCCGGCAGCACCATGGCCACCGGCCTTCACTTCTCCAATTACCTTCACAGATCCACCCCATCAGCTTGCTTTTTTATCATGATCGTTCTTTTCCTGATATGCTTTTTCCAGTTCTCTAGTCTGTGCTAGATTCTGCGCATACACCATAACCAACCCCATGGCCACCGGATCAGGCTGCAAAATTGCAATGTTTTTGCTTTTTCTGTCAATTTCTAATGCCATTAATTCTTCATTGCTGATTTGTTTTTCAGTCATTTTTTTCACCTCCTCGCTGTCTAAATTAAGTCACCCCTTTAAAATTTATTCTTGTTTCTAATCCCTGCAAACCCTATACTTTTATTATCAGCACTGCCATGCTGAAATATTAAGAAAGGAGAAATTCATATGTTTGATATGTTCGAATATCTAAGAAACGAAATCCTTAGAATGATTCAATCATCATATTTTGATGCAAAAGCAGCTCATGATTTAATTTTTGCTGAATCCGATCCCTATAATCGAAACTTAACCAGCGCATTAGCTTACATGAATAATGCAGTATCAAAATGTTCTGCAGCTAAGGCAATATATGTTTCTAATATTGATCTTCTTGACAATGACGATGTTGAAACTTTTTTTCAGCTTCTTTCTGTTTATGCTGATGAATTCTTTACTGATTACTCAACTAATCACTCTTTTCAATGGGTTTCTATTGAGTTTGAAAAACTTACTGAACATTTTGAACACTCCGATTGTTCATTGAAAACTACTTCTTAATATTTGCGGGTGATTTTATTTGCCCGCTTTTTTAACAATCTTATGATCTCCACATTCTGATGCTCAATGTTTTTCAATACAGTTGTTTGATATCTGATCTCTTTCCCAGTATAAGAATCCGGATCAATACAAGTGTATGCTTTTCTTTCTTCCACTTTTGAATCCTTAATAGCCGTTCTTTCTATTTTCAGAAAATCCTCAATTGCTTGTTTGTTTCCGTTAAGTATCTGATGTAAATTACGTCCTGGACATTTATCATATCCACAGTCAAAATCTTCTTTCTTAAGCACCCAGCAATAAGCGCAAGTTGGATTTAATTTTTCTCCCGTTTCAACATTAAAATTTCCATTCCAATCCTCCAGGTAAATATTTTCGCCTGTCAGTTCCTTATACAGCTCTGATTTTTTAAATTTCTCCCAGAGTTCAGGTGGTATATTGAACCGCAATGAAATACAAACCAACTCGCTACCTGCAAATAAATCTTCTGCTATCCACTCAATTCTTTTTTTATCATTGATTTCATTCATCCTCTTCACCTCTTTTCCTTTCTTTTGACTCAAATCTTGACACTTTATTCCTTTTCCAGAATAAAAATGCCATTTCCCCACAGGCCGAATAACTTTTTTCTTGATTTCACTTACCTATGGTACGATTATACTTACCTATGGTATTTTTGTCAATCGATTTTTATATTTTTCTTGACTATGGTAAGTTAATGTTATATTATTTAGCCACGGAGGTTGTGATATGAAAGATCGAATAAAAGAAATTAGAAAATCAACTAAACTAAGCCAGGAAGCCTTTGGTAAAAGACTTGGTGTTTCAGGCGCAGCTATTTCTCGCCTTGAACAAGGTGAACGTGGAGTGACAGAACAAATGATTCTTTCAATTACACGTGAGTTTAATATCTCCGAAGATTGGTTGCGATATGGTTCCGGTGAAATGTTTCAAAAACAATCACCAGCTATAAATCAGTTTGAACATTTAATTCATGATTTTTCTCTTGAAGAGCTTAGAAAGATAAATGAATTTATGGAAATGCTGATTAAAGTTAAAGAAGGATCAAAGGTTATTCAGATCCGCGACTATGTAGAAACCATTGCCCGTCCGCTTTATGATCTTCCAGCCAGTGCTGGCAACGGTCATTTTTTAGATGGAGAACATTATGAAATGGTCGATTTCCCGGCTAATGCCGTACCACCTGATTCAACATTCTGCGTCCGGATTGCCGGTGACAGTATGGAACCTGAATTTCATGACCATGACATTGTTTTTGTAAAGCAAATGCAAATGATTGAATCTGGTCAGGTTGGTGTTTTTGTTTTAAATGGTGAAGGCTTTATTAAACAATATTTTGAAGATGGAGAAAATTGTAGTCTTGTTTCACTCAACCCGGAATATGATCCGATTGTCATAACTGAATGTGACACGTTAAAGGTCGTTGGAAAGGTTGTTCAGATATAATTTAGAAGGAGGATTGGAAAATGGAAGAAAATGTAAAGGTCCCTTTTTGGCAAAAAACTTGGTTCATTGTATTAGCTTGTATATTTGTCCCACCAGCTGGACTTGCTTTGTTGTGGGTCGCAAAAAAGGGTGGTCAAACACTACGTATTGTATTAACTGTAATTCTTGTATTTTATTCTTTTGGATGGTTAAGCGCATTGTTTGGTGGCGGTTCATCAACTTCAACTGAACAATCTGTTGCGGAAACAGAAGTCACCTCTACAAATGAAACAAATGAACAATCTGCAGCAGACAAAGCAGCTGAAGAACAAGCAGCTGAAGAACAAGCTGCTGCGGAACAGGCCGCTGCTGAACAGGCCGCTGCTGAAGCTGCTGCTAACCAACCAACAATGGGCGAAAAAAACGCTCTACGAAAAGCAGATGATTATCTCGCCTTTACAGCATTTTCATATTCTGGACTAATTGGTCAACTAGAATATGAAGGTTATTCTACAGAAGAAGCAACATACGCTGTTGATAATTGTGGTGCAGACTGGAACGAACAAGCAGCAAAAAAAGCTCAACAATATATTGATTATTCTTCTTTTTCAAGATCAGGCTTAATTGATCAACTAATATATGAAGGATTTTCTGCTGATCAAGCTGAATATGGAGCAACAGCTGTTGGTTACTAAAATTTAAATTAATAAAAAAACCGCCTCTTCTGTTGGCGCAGAAAAGACGGGTTCAGATATACCGGGCAAAAGCACAATATACCCATTTACTTCTTATATTGTAGCATTCCACCCGGTTTTTTTCAACGAATATGAATAAAATCGGGGCTTTTTATGCCCTTTTTCAGGAGGTTTATAAATGGCTACAGTAAAAAAGATAGAATATGAGTCTGGAAAGAAAAGATGGCAGGTCAGATGGCGGGAAGATGGCAAGCAGCGGATGAAAAACTTCGACCGTTCCAAAGATGCAAATGATTTTAAAGTCAACATCGAAGCTTCCCAGCGTAACGGTACTTATGTCAGCCCATCAAAGATGACAGTATCTGATTACTTTGAAAAATGGATGAGCCATAAAAAAGGTGCGATCGCTGACAAAACGTATTCTTCCTATTTGTCCACCACAACGCGGATCAGCGAGGCCATAGGTTCAATCCAGCTGCAGAAACTGACCGTCACCGATATTGAAGATCTGTATAATGATCTATTTGAAGATGGCTTGTCCGGTACCAGCTGTAACTATTATCACCGGGTTCTAAAACAGGTGCTCAAACAAGCCTTGAAGGATAGAAAGATTCAGTTTAACCCAGCAGATCTGGCAGCACCAAAATCCAAAGACAAATTCCAGCCAGAAATTATTCATCCTGATCGCGTCAAAACCTTCCTGACTCACTTTTCCGGGGCAGAGATTGAAACAGCTGTTTACCTTTCCCTATTCCTTGGACTCAGGCGGGCTGAAGTATGTGGCCTGAAATGGCAGGATGTTAATTTCCGTACCAACGTGATCACCGTCCGCCGGACCCTGCATTATAAAGAAGGTGAATACTTCCACTTGCCTACAAAGAGTAAACAGACCAGGCAGATTCCCTTTACTGCAGGTGTGGCCAGAAAACTGAAAGCAGAAATTAAAGACCAGGCAAAATATAAAAAGCATTTTGGCAGCAGCTATGCAAATAATCAATATGTTTGTGTTCATCGAAACGGGATGCAGTTTATTCCAGAATTCGTTTCCCACTCCTATACTAGCTTAAAGGGCAAAGCTTTTGAGAATATCCGCTTTCATGATCTCAGACATTCCGCTGCCACGCTCATGCTCTATCATGGGGCAGACATCAAAACAGTATCTTCCATCCTGGGCCACAGCTCCATCACCATCACCGGCGATATATACTTACATACGCTTGAAGATATGAAACGAACCGCCATTGATGCCCTGGATCAATACCTTGATAATTCTGATAAGATTGTTCAGTTTAAAAGAAGTGTGTGAAAATGTGCGAAGTTTTTAGAAATATTTCTGATGTGCTAAGATTGTGCGAAGATTGCAAAATGTGCGAAGATCTCAAATTGAAGATAAAAAAAGAAACCGCAGTAATATGCGGTTTTTTCGTTGAAAAAATGGTGACCCATGGGCGACTTGAACGCCCGACACCCTGATTAAAAGTCAGATGAAAACCTGATATTTAAAATTATTTTAATTAGTTAATTTCCTGTAATCCCTTTTCTTATGCGATATTCTTCGAATCTAAACTTTTCTTCCTTTATATATAGTTTTTTTCTTGTGTGCTAAAAGTGTGCTAAGTATAAATGAATTTTGAATTAAATAAATGTATTTGATTATCTTATTGATATTTATTTCCTTTTCGTGATCTCATTAGTATGCATCTTCTATTGGTGGAAGTACCTCATTCAGGTGCAAACAAATGTAGTCATCACAATCAATATTACTAAATCTATGCCATTCTTTATTTGAGACAAGGTATATTTTAATTTCAGGCCTTCTACCAACCATTTTATTTGTTGCTTCAAATGATATTTCCGTTCCATTACCTTCTCCAACATATTTGTATGTACCATCATTTGTAACCCATAAAACATTATAATCATTCGAATTAAAGCTTTGATCAACTTCAACTTTTAGCTTATAAACATCCCCAGATCTCAATTGTATATTTGGTAAGTGTGGAATAGGTCCATGGCAAAACAATTCCCAAAATATATCTGAATTTTCACGGAAAATTTCATTTCCTGTTGAATCTGTGATCCTAATAAAAGTTGGTACATTATATTTTTTTTCTTTTCCAAGTTTTTTATAATATAGTTTATAAGTTTCAATAAAATCATTTATGTAGCAAACACATTGTTCAGCCTCGTGCAATGAAATATGACTTCCATGTGAAAGCTTATTTCTAATTAATAATAACCGCTCTAAGACGCTTCTTATTTCATTAACACCAGAAAAAAACGGCTCAAAAACTTGCTTAAATAATGTATATAAATCTTTTCTAGTAAAAAAATATATTAAATCATCCATTACGATTGCATCAATTTTTCTAGAATAACGGCCGGGATTGTCTCGCATTCTTCCTTCTATGCGATCTTTTATTTCTTTTTTAATAAGTGGTTGATCAGTATTTACCATATAATCAAAATAATTATCTTTGAAATTCTCTTTAAATGTTTCATCAATCAGTCTTCTTGACCAATGTTCAAACGTATCAATATGATGATGGCACATATCACGAACTTCAGTCTCATTCATCTCAAAATACATTTGTTTCATTTTATTATCCACCTTTGGTGCTTCCTTATTTCTATTACTTATATTAATAACTTTATCTCTCTCATTAGATTCATTGATATCTTTTTTTATTTGATTAAAAAAATCTTTTATTGCCTTGAACATTTATTTCACCTCAAGTAACTATTTTAAAAAGTATATAACAAAAAAATAAAAAAAGCCACCCTATTGGGTGGCAAATCTAATCATTCCATTGAAAGTGAACAAAACTCTGTTCCTGGTATTCTATCGTTTTTAATCCATGTTTCCGTCCGATTGCTGCCAGCTCTGAAACCGAAATTCCGTTTGCTTTATAAACTGGTACATCTGCAGCTCTTCCCAGCTTATGATATGAATCCGGAACACCTCCCACATCAGCATTAAGCTGCGTGCAACGGATCCCTGAACTGATTCCCATTGGAATTCCGGCTTCCTGTCTGACCTCTTCCAGTTTTAATATTAAAGTGGGATTAGGCTGAACCGGGAACCCATCACAATAACCTGGACCACCTTCCCAGATACATTCACATGAAAACTCAAACATATTGAAATGCTCTGTCACTTGCTGATGCGGATCAAAGCCATCAGGTAGAACAGGATCCGCAATAACGGTTGGTGTTTCCGCCGGTGCCACCGGCTGCACATCAAACATCAAAGCAAATGTTTGAGCTCCAATAATCTGATCAGCTGTTAATCCGTTGTCCTTTTGAAACTGACCAACCGCATTAGTTGTTTCTGTTCCTGATCTTCCCAGTCTTCCATCAATTGCCACCGGATATCCCAGTTCATTTAATTTTGTCTGAACGGCTGCTACCTGGCCACAAAGCTTTCCATAAGTTACCGGCCCTGGCACTCCATCAACTGTTATTCTGTAACCTGTCTGAGCTGTTCTCACTGCTACTTCTGTCAATGGTCCGAAATTATCATCAACATTCAGGTTCCCAAAATTTAGCAAATTAAGCATACGTTGTAATTCTGCAGTGCTTAATGTTTCCGGATATGTACTGTCTGCCTGGGCAATCGGTGCAGACTGATCAACTGGAAGTGTTGTTGCTGTACCTGTTCGGTAATCTTTATAGCATTCATTCAGATCAACGTTACCAGGTATTCCTGAAATGCTTCCTTTACTTGAATACTGCCACATATCAATAGGATGCTCATAGCTGCAGTAATCATAATCATACTGAGCGCACCAGATTGAATATTTACTGATCCGGCTATAATCCATTTTTCTAAGCCAGCTCAAACTGCCATAGATCCCGGCTTTATATCCGGCTGCTTCAATTACTTCACAAAATGCCACTGCCCGATCAGTCAAAGTATCATTCATCAGCTCTGCTTCTTCCAGATCATAATAAACTGGCCAGGTGATTGGATAAGCTTTTATTCTATCCAATACAAACCTGGCTTCTTCTCTGGCACCTTCAACCGTATTTTTTAAAGCGTAATGATAAGCACCTACTGGCAGCCCCAGCGCTAAAGCTCCCTGTGTATGATAATCATAATAACTGTCCTTCTCCAAGCCATAACCGGTTCTTGGAATGACCAGGTCAATTCCGCTTACCTGGTTCCAATTTGCTTCACGCTGCCAATAACTAACATCGATCGCTTTCATTTTATTGACCTTCTTTAGTTTCGCTGACTGTTTTTGCGCTCAGGTCCGCTGAGGTGTTCTGTTTTTCTTTGACTGTTTGTATATATGCTTGAACTTCCGCAGCTGTTACTAATCCCTGTTTTAATAATTTAAGAACCTCATCCGCTGCTTGGGCTGATTTTGTAACTGACATATTTTTCCAGATCCCAAAACCGACACTTGCAAACACCAACGCCCATGACACGTATTGATCAAGCTGGTCATTTGAAAATTCAATAGGATTATGTCCTGTTGCTGTCAAAATTGCATTTGTAACTGACAAAATAATTGTTACCAGAACCACCCACGTAGAAACGGACACTCCACTTAGAGCGTCCGCAATGTTCATGATTTTTTCTTTCATCTTTATTTCTCCTTATCCTCCAGGTCTGAAATCCTGTTGTTTGCAACCTTAATTTTTTCTTCCAGTATAAAAGTTCTTTCAATTACTGTGTTATGCTTATCCACTTTTTTCTCAAGCTGTTCGATGCGGTAGGTGGTGAGCTTGGCAGAAATAACAACGCCACCAAATGCTCCTAAACCGCTTCCCAGCAATCCAATAACAGCTACAACGATCTCTGTTGTCATAATCCCTCCTTGAAGTTAAATTGGGACGGTTATCCCGCCCCATAAGCAATAAAAAAACAGCCTATGATAAAGCTGCTATTTCCCGGTTTGCAATTTCAATTTCTACTTCTGCCCGCAAAGTCGTCTGCGTTCCATCAGATAAAGTCCACGCTGTTTCCGGTACATCCTCAATCGTTTTTCTGCCCGCCATTACCAATGTTGCCCACGCGCTCACTAATCGTTTTTGTATTGCTGTCATATTAAACCCCCCTCGGTTAGAATCTCAATGACCAATAATTCCGTTTCTGCCTGTCTGATTTCTTCATCGGTTGGGATCAGGCTGTTTAATAATTCCTGTTCTGCATTATAATCTGAAATTGATCTTGAAACCGTGATATTTGTTAAAAGACCATTTTCTAAAACCAACTCATATTCATAAGCCGATTCTATTTTTTTAATCAGTTCCGAATTCGTTACTTCCTGCAATAGCTTACCATCCGAAACGGTCAAGCCGTAATTCGCACTCATAGTTTGCTCGATTTTGTTTGTTTCTTTATCGATTATAATCCACATTTTTTTTACCTTATCCAATCGCTGTGTAAGTAAAAACTGTACTTGTTTGATTTGTATTTCCTGTACCTGATCCACTTACCTGAAAACCATTCGCCACTATTGCGGGAATATATACAGTTTCACTCCAATTTGCCGCAACGCCCGTACCGCTAAACCGCAATCCGTAATTTACATCTGTCCCCCTTATGTATATATATGTGGGATTAGATATATATATAAACTTTGGTGTGAACCCTATATTAATCGTCCTGTCTGTTGTGCCATCTCCGGTGTATGTTCCAGTGACAATTTTTACTCCCTCCAGCCATTTAAGTTCACCGTCTGAAATAGATAAAACCTGCCCATCTTCAAAATCACCAGACAAAGGCATCCCCGCACCTTCCCAGGTTAGACTCGCCCCAGAAACAAATGGTTTTACCGATGTATCCGTTCTGGTTAATGTCCATCTTGCTTTTAGTTCGGCATAATCACTGATATCGATATCTGATAAATCAGCGATTGCTTCAACGCCTGGTTTTAAAACATTATTATTGCTGTCTAAAACATCACACGTGATTTCTGACAATGTCGGAACTTCTTGTGTCCACTTTAAATTTCCCCATTTTAATAATTCAATCGGAGCTACCGTTTTGATAACCGTTCCCGATGTGTTTGGAATAACGTTATAGCACATTGCCGAAAAATATGGGTAATAACTAGGTGTACTCGCTAATGTTTCAAACGAATCGTCTGTATAGGCGTATTTACCAGAGATATATGTTATTGTTTGACTTGACGTATATTTCGTATAAGTATTACCAGAAATGCCTTTTATTTGGATTTCTATTAAATCCCCACTAGCATATTGAACTTCGTCAGGACCGAATTGATATGTTGAAGTTTCCGTGGAAGTTGTTGACTCGTGCCATCCCCCAGCTTCGCCAGTTGTTATATTTTTTAGTCTAACAAGTGGCTTCATTGAAGTTGTATAATCTTGATATAAATAAAACGTCTTTGGCAATTTACCTGCTAAAGTCGTCATATTCAAACGAATTCCATAATACTGATTGATGGAAGAATATCCTGAATTTCCGGGGCCAACGTTAGCAGACGTTGTTCCCCATTCATTCGACAACTTAACCTTTCCATCTTTTTCAAAACACCCAGTCAATACTGCATCATCCAGTCCAAAATCCGCCTGATAACGACCATAATCAAAAATCAAGTTCCCATTCGCATCCACACTATTTGTTTTGATATGGCCCAAAACCGATTCTGCTGTTATTAATGCTGCGTGGTCGTTGAAATTCTGAACCTGTGTGCTTAAACCTTGCGTGTTGGCTGATATTGCGCTTGTATTGACGGTTATATCTGACTGAATATCTTCTATATTTGCTTTTAACTCATTTATTGCTTCAATTAATGTTTCTTTTTCAGTCGTATTTAAACCTTCTAAGTCACCTATTTCTGCAATAATATCATTTATCATACCGAGTAGATTTGCAGCGGCATTCTCGTCTAAAACATCCTCCAACCCAGCGATAAAATCGTTGAAAATAGCCTGAAACTGAATAAATAGATTTTCACCATCAACCTGATCAATAACCCCACTGACAATCCCACAATAATCATTGTTTAATCTTAAATCCGTAATATTTGCCTGGGAAATACTGACTGCACCATTGGCCACATAAATATCAGCAACGCCCAACTCCCACATATCAGCGTCACGCTGCAGATCCGGCGCAACCGGTGAGCTGGCAAATTCCCCCGTTTTTACATAAGCTTTTATTTCCCGATCCAAAGTCGTGCTCCGGATCACAATCCTGTCAATACGGCTTAAAACACCGTCTGCCGTATCTAACGTTAATGTCTTATCACTGTCATTTTTGTACTTATACCCGTTGATATAGGCATTACCTGGCTTTAATGTTACTGTCATGTCACCGTTAGCCAGTACCTGGCATTGTGTAGATGGGTTCGGATAAATACCATTGCCAATAAAGTCTGCAAAATACTCCGCAAAGAACGCTGTAAAATATTTCCTGTCTCCATTCACTGATGGAAAAATTCCACTTGTTTCTGCCATATAATCACCCCTTTCTTAATTTTTTAATCTTGTCTATGATTGTTGGTGCTTCATCACCGAAAACTACATTTATTTTTTCGTTTCCGTCCTCGTAGACCTCTTCTATTTCTTCAATTCTTGTATCCAGTTTGACACCCCATTTCTTATTGATGTTCGTCACAATATCGCCCAGGTCATAATCTTCTTTATATTTCCTGTTGGCATTCACATCAATGGCACTGTCAAAAACACAAACTGCTTTTGATTCTGCCAGTTTCTCATTACCTTTTCCTTCCAGCAATGCCAAATACTCTGCTTCTGTCAGCGTCACACCGTCCACAACATTACTTAAACTCTTCTGATCATTAAATACTTCAAACCGATCCAATCCGGTTGCACTTCCTACCGTGGCCATGACTCTTTCTGATCCTTCACCGGTACCACCGACCAGGCAAACATTCCGGTAACTGCCATCACTTTCAGTATATTCCTGGCTTTCTACATTGTTATAATCCAAGGAAAAGATGCACCTTGGATTAACACTCTGGGCTGATGTCCGGTCCAGTCCTTTATAGGTTTCAAACAGCATTGATTTTGTTGCTCTGTTAAAAGCTATACGATGGCCAATATCTGATAATGTGCTTAACTTTTCCAGCTCATCAGTTAAATTCTGATAAGATGTCTGATAATCTGCTGTTTCGGTAAAATTCATCAGCGTTCCCAGTGCCAGTCCTGGAATAATTCTATCTGTATCCGTTGGATCAATCGAATTATTATTGACCAGGTCACGCATGGCCACTTCCACCAGTCCATTAATTACTTCTGTCCCCCAGACAATCCGGCGGTTTAGATATCCGGTCAGAAAATTTCCACTCACAACCAGAACTTCTTTCCCTTCATCTGTTACCTTTAAATTCCTGTACTTTATATATCCAGCTTCCGGATCCCCTGGCTTAATGATTGTATTTCCCCGCTGCAGCATCTCAATATTTTTAGATGTGGCCGGACAATGTATTTCAAAACCTCCTGTTTTCCGGTACCGGCGAACCCAGCGTAATGATGTCCGATTATTTACGGATGCCAGCATATTAAAATTTCTGTCTGCTACATATAAATCCATGCTACACCCCCAAATATCGGTCTTGCCGGTATATATTTACTACCAAGTTATCAAGACCGCTTTCAGCATCATACCGAAACAGGTTATCACCCTGGTTAAGCTTTAAAAAGGTCATATCTTCATCGATATAGTTAAAGGCATTGGATATAACCCCGTTTAGTTCCATTTCCACATCCTCTTCTGCAAAATGCGTATTGATCCGGATGATCTCACCGGCTTCCATTGTCTTGTTTATTTTGGCAAATTCCTGCGTATTTACATTAAAAAGTGAAGGATTTTCCAGCGTGGCCAGAGCCCGAAACTCAATGATCATTCCGCTGTCAACATCTCCATTATTAATACAATTGACAATTAAAGATGGCTCCCTGTGCCCCATGATGATTCCCTCTTCTGGGATCTGCAGCCCTTCAATGTGATCAAACTCAAAATCTCCTACCCACAAGGCAATTTCATCTTTCGATTTATACAGATCTTTCCAATAAGGATCACTGGCCACAATGGATATAACACATTCACCTCTTCGATCATTGGTATTCACAATAAAAGGTACTTTTGCCGGTATACATTTTATAAACAGATCTTTTTCACCGTCATTTTTTATCAACTTTCCTTCATCAAATTTGGGATTTAATACTCTCCTTAGTTTTGACTTAAGTTGATTAAATTCGTCCTTATTGCTGCCAATAACCGATACTTTTAGTGTGATGTCACTATCATCCAGGGTATTGCTTAAATAGGTGTTCCCGTCTTGTCCGGCCCCTTTATTAGTATGATTGACTACTGCTATGCTCTGCGAAAAATCTTTAAGCCAGAAAGGAGCAGCGTTTGTGAAAGTTATTTCTTCTCCCTGACTGTTTTTAAACTTCAGTGTTTTCACGCGCTCCTCCTTTATTCCAATTGTAATGCCAGCTCCTGCATGGCTCTTTTCATTTGCCTTGCACTTTCAGCCGGGCTTAATTCTTTACGGCTGTAATTATTCTGCGTAAATTCAATCTTTGATCCTGCCAATACGCTGCCACCACTGTTTGCATAAGGGTTTTCGCTGGCTGGTATGATTGCTTCACCCTTATGGATCATGGCCAGCATATCATTTGGTACATACCGCGTACCCACAGCATAACTGGCACCAGACCATAACTGCATCGGATCCACATACTGGCCGTTAATCAGTAAACCAAAATGAAGATGCGCTCCATAAGATGCGCCTGTATTTCCCACTGTTCCAATATATTGACCCAGTGATACTGCCTGCCCTGCAGATACCGCAATGGTATCAAGGTGAGAATAAGAAGCTGCTATGCCATTTCCAAAATCAATGATTACCTGGTTTCCATATCCACCATTATATCCTGCAGAAGTTACAGTCCCATTTTGAATGGAATAAAGCGGTGATCCGGCTCCCACTGTGTCATTAAAATCTAATCCTTGATGGTACTGGCTCCCAACTGATCCGATTCTTTCCCCAAAATCTTCATCCCAGGCAAAGTATTCATCAAAAACTGATTGTCCAGTTGGTGCCCCCCAGAACATGCCATCTAATCCGATAGCACCAGCACCAAGATTAATGCCTAATTTTGATAAAAGTTCAGTTGCTGAACTTCCCAGCGTTGACATCAGTGTTCCAATATTCAATAATCCATTTGAAAATGATTCTTTCATCTGGCTTACAATGTTATCAACAAATGACATTAGGTTATCACCAGAAAGCCCGTTGATTAACCCCTGAATCATGAATTGTCCAATTTCTTTTAATACTTTTGAAGGTGATGCAATTCCAAAACCATCTTTAAATTTTTGTATGACACTGTCTACAAGCGTTGTTACGCCTGTATAAACTTCATCAACTTTATTGCTGATACCTTGAGCCATTTGTGTCATCATAGATTCACCAAGGCTTAATAATTCACCCGGCAATCCTTTTACCGCATCATATATCGTGCTCTTAATCAAATCCCATTTGGTTTGAGCATCAGATTTAATTTGATCCCATTTTGTCAGCAAATCATCAAGAATATTCTGGGCTTTATTAATAACATTTTCATAAATTCCACCAGCTTTAGTTGTGATGTCATCCTTGATATTCCCCCATTTAGTTTCTGAATCAAGTTTGACTGCATCCCATTTTTCAGCAACTTTTGTGGCCGTATCACTGACTTTTTCGGTCACATCATTTTTTATATCTGTCCATTTGTTGGCCAAATCATTTTTGATATTACTCCATTTTTCTTCAGAGTCATCCTTTGATTCCTGCCACTTATCAGCAACATTCTTTGCTGTATCTGTCACCTTTTCTGATACATCTGTTTTAATATCTGTCCACTTATTGGCCAGATCTTCTTTGATATTATTCCATTTTTCCTGTGAATCCTCTTTTGTCTCCTGCCACTTATCTGCAACCTTTTGGGCTGTATTAGTTACCTTTGTTGTCACATCGGCTTTAATATCTTCCCACTTTGCAGCCAGATCTGTTTTGATGTCATTCCATTTATTTTGCGTATCTTCCTTTGTTTCTGCCCACTTATCTGCTACTTTCGTGGCGGTATCAGCCACCTTAGTTGTCACATCAGATTTGATATCTTCCCACTTAGCCGCCAGGTCACTTTTTATAGCTTCCCATTTTTCAGCCGTATCTGTCTTAGTCTCATCCCACTTTGTTTTAATATTTGTGGCTGTTTCTGTTACTTTGTCAGTAATCCCCTGCTTAATATTGTTCCAGGTATCCGATAAGAATGTTGTCAAAGCATTCCATGCTTCTGATGTGGCCGTTGTTATATTTGTCCATGTCTCTGATATTTTATTGAAAATACCACCAAACACCAATTCGAACATATTTTTCATACCATCAAGCGCATTGGTAATAAAATCGACAAAGCCCTGCCCGATTGATTGAGCAAATTCCCAGGCAGTTGCCCAGTCACCATTTAAAAGAGCAAATACCGTGCCGACAAAATCGCCAATAATTGAAGCAAGATTACCGATGCCCGCCACAAATGGCGCAATGGCGATCATTACATTAGCAAATCCATTTATAAATGTGGTGAAAAACCCTTGCACAACTGGCACTATATAAGTTCCCAGAAAATCACCAATCTGCTGCAGTATTGGTGTGACATCTGCAGAAAATCCCTGGAATGCTGCCATGGCTGGCTGTAATGCTTCTGAAATCCTGCCAAAAGCATCCTGAGCAGATGTTTTAACCGCTTCAAATGCATTACCTACCGATTGTCTAAAGAGTTCTGAATTATCCCAGGCACCTTTAATGATTGCTGCGATCGCTGCGATCGCTGCCACTGCAATTCCAACCGGACCCGTTAAAGCTGTCATGGCCGTTGATAGTCCCCCGGTCGCACCAGCTGCGCCACTGGCAGCACCCATGAGTCCAGATGATCCCAGTAAACCAAGAATATTAGATAGTCCGCCGGCCATACTTCCAAAAATCATTAAAAGCGGACCGGCTGCAGCCGCCAAAGCGCCAACTACCACACCCGCCTGCTGCATACTTGGGCTTAACTGGTCAAACCATTCTCCCAGTTTTTCAACACCACCGGCAACCTGTTCAATTACCGGTGCTGCTGCTGACATGATCGTTTCACCCAGTGTTGAAAATGCAACCTGAATACGCTGAAAAGCCATCTCTGCTTTATCGCCACCGTCCAGCAGTTCATCATAGGTACCGTCTAAAGTTCCCTCTGAGCCCTCAATGATCGCTAAAAAATCTTCAAATTCAAAACGTCCGCCCTGGATCGCATCAGCCAGATCCGGCCCGGCTTTCTGTCCAAATACCTCAATGGCCATTGTTGTTGCAGATGCAATGTCCGGTGCTTCTTTGATCTGCTGCAGGGTTTTCCCAAACTCTTCTTTTGCGTCTTTTCCTTCTGCTGACCAGTTCGAGATAGCTTTTTTCATTCCCGAAAAAGCAACTTCCGTATTAACCCCGGCTTTTTCCCATCCGGCAAAAATCGCAATCGATTCTTGCGTATCAAATCCTAGTGCCCGCATTGGTGCGCCGTATTTTGCCAGATTTTCGGTTAAAACATCAATTGATATCCCACTTGCCTGGCTAGCAGAAGAAAGCTGATCCAGGATCGTTTTATATTCGCTTGAATCAATTCCCGCATCGTTCATGGCACGTGATACTAAGCGTACCCCTTCAGTCGCATCCACCCCGGTAATCTTTGCAAACTTCAAAAAATCGGTGCTCATGGTTTCCAGATCATCACCGGTCACACCGAACCTTGTATTTACTTCACCGATCGCCCCGCCGATATCCTCAAAACTTCCTGAAACCGTCCCAGCTACATTTCGATAGGTTTCCTCCAAAGATGCAGCTGCATCCCCGGTGGCTCCAGTGGCTTTAATAATTGTGTCCATACCTTCATCAACTTCATTAAATGAAGTTACGGCAATAGCACCCAGCGCCATGAGCGGGGCAGTCACACCAGTTGTCAGCGATCCGCCCACATCTTTCATTTTTGTTGATGCCTTATCCAGCTTGTCAGACATTTCATTAATGGAAAATGTGCTGATCTGCTTATTAACATCTTTCAGCGCTTTTTCTGCATCATAAAGCTTTGTTTCAGTGTCAGACAGCTTTTTATTTGCAGCAGTCATTTTGCTGGTATTGGAATCAATGGCATTGTCATTATTTTTCTGCTGCTTTTCAAGCTTTGAAAGCTCATCCGAAAGCGCCTTTGCTTCATCAGAATTTTTTCCATAGGCCTGTTTTGCTTCATCATATTTCCGGCTTGTTTCCTCTACCTTGGTGGCCAATTCACCTTGTTTTGTTTTAAGCTTATCCTGCTTATCCGTTAAAGCCTGGATATAGGTTTTCTGAGTATCTAAAGCCTGAGATGCCACTTTTACTTTTTCGGTCAGTAATCCCTGCTGACTGGTCAAACCCTTATACTTGTCTTCACTCAGTGCTGCCTGTGATGCAGAAGCTTTCATGGATGAATCAATGCTTTTAAGCTCTTCATTCATCTGCTTAGTCGCTTTCTGAAAATCAGCTATATCCGCTCCGACTCTAAGTGTTGCACTTGCCATCAGTTATCACCTCCGTTTCTGATCCAAAATATGAGCCCTTCATATAAATCGATATAATCAGCGTTCCAGGCATCCAGATATGAACAGTTCAAACATTTTGATGCCAGTAAACAGGCACCCTGCAGATCTTCAATAATACTTTTCTGTTCATCCTCTTCTTTGATAATGCCACGCTCTTTAAGGGCTTCTTTCATGGGGCTGAATTCTTTTTCCTCGTTTATTTCATCCAGTTCTTTCTGTTTTTCTTTCAGTTTTTCAAAGCAAAAAGAAAAAAACCACTCATTGACGATCACATCAATAGCGGTTTTTTCTTCATAAAACTTGGGAATCTGTTTATCTTCTAGGAATTGCTTGATATTTTTTGCGCTAAACTTGCTGCGCTTTTCTGAAAAAAATCATCATACACCTGGCTGATCCGTTCGGCTGCGCCCTTCTCAATGTTAATCTGGACCTCACGAACAAAAGTAACGAGTTCCTGAATGTCTCCCTCTTCATCAATCAGATCCGCTGTCAGTCCTTCTTTTTCAAATATTCCGGCAATTACTGTTTCAACCTGGTCAAGTGCCTGATCCGTGTAATTGTTGTCCCGGAAAAGATCCATATCAGCTACATCATTAAGCATGTCTCTGAACTTCTTATAATTTCTTGGTGACAGCTTTGTTAAAGTAAATTGCTGATCGCCAATATTTAAAACAACTTTCATGCTACCTCCTTATTAAACTGCAAATGTTGGTTCTTGCACGGCTGTAAACCAGTCATCCAATGCCGCTGCTGCGTTGGTATCTGTTTCTGTCAAAGCCTCTTCATTAACTGTGATAGAAATAAGGTTTTTGCTGTCTCCGTCAATAACAGTCGGCTTTCTGCGCTGGTAGAACTTACCCTTGATGGATTTTGTTTTGGTATTGGTTTTGTCTGTTTTTGTTTCGTATTCGTCCCCTTCTGAATTTGAGAACTTCCCGCAATAATACCAGGTTAATTCCATTTTCCCGCCGGTTCGCTCAGATGCAAACCCCAGCGCCATTTCTTTAGAAATATCCTGAGCGGTTTTAATCAGGTATCCTTCTTTGTTGATGTGGCCAAACAATAAAGCCTG